CGCTGTGTCGCACGGCCACCGGCCGGCGCTGTCGTTTCCGTCGTCGCAGATACTGCCCGTACCACCACCGGATCTCGTCGTCACTGAGATACCGCATCAGCCGCCGTTCTTCGGCCGCCACCCGCCGCTCGCCCCAGCGCGGATACCGCCGGTGCAGCAGCTCATGCAGCAGCGTCGACACCGTGGCCGGGGCCGGGTCGATGATGATCGCGTCCGTCTCGCGGTCACAGAGCCCATGCACATGATAGCCGGGTTCCACCAGCCGCGCCTCGACGATCCGTCCGCGTCGCAGCTCCTCGGCCAGCAGGGCCAGCCGCGCGCGTGCCTCAGCGCTTGCGACTGCCACGCGCGGCTTTCCCCCGCAGCCACGTCAGGTAGTCGGCTGCCGATTCCGGGTCGAAGAGCGTGACGATCAGACGTGGATCGTCGTCCGCGAACCGCGGATCGATCACCGTCACCGGCGCGCAGAAGATGTCCTGATTGGCGAGCCCCAGCTTCTCCGCGTAACGGTCGTGCTTTTTGTAGCTGCTGACGCGCAGGGCATGCGAGATCAGGCCGCTGGCCGGGTCCTTCACGACCTGATAGCCGCTGACGTGCGTATGCCCGCAGGCCAGAATGTGATCGCGCCACCCCATCGTCGCGGCCTTCGTCGGCCCGTGCGCCGTGTTCCACATCGAATGACCTTTGAAGTCGTGTCTGGCGTTGATGCGGATCGTGCGCCCGCTGGGGAACGTCAGCTCCATGCGCGCGCCGTGCTGCTGATACAGGCTATTCGACTGCTGGGCGAACCACGCCACCGGATCGCCGGCACCCGACCAGGCGTCGTGATTGCCGCCGATCAGATACAGCCAGCGCATGCTGCGAATGAACCACTCCACCAGCACCAGCGCCTCGCGGGCCGACGTGCTCTGTTCGCCGTAGAGGTGCGCCAGCCGACCGATCCAGTTGTTCGAGAAGTCGCCGACATTCGCGCCAAGCAGACCGGGCGTGGCCTGCACCAGCGCCACGTGCCGCTCGATCAGCGCGATGTCGGTGCCGTCGTCGTCCAGGTGCGGATCGCCGCCGTGCATGATGCCGATCGGACCGTCCAGCTGCACGCGGATCGGAATCAGCTTGCGCGCCTCGGCCGCCTGATGCTTGCGCGCGTAGGCCACGCGACGACTGGCCAGCAGCTCCTCGGCCGTCGGCAGGCTGTCGGGCAGGTCGGCCGCGACCGTGAAGTCGCCGGCGTCGTCGTCGAGGGCCCGCGTCAGGACGTCCTGGCCAAACCGCTTTTGCGCGTCGCGGATCTGATGGCCCAGCGTGCCCAGCGGCACCTCGCTGTTGCGACTGGCCACGCTCACATTGCCGCCATGCTTGCGTACCAGTTTGACCGCCGCCCACAGCAGCTCGTCTGTGCGCCGTGCCTGCGCCACTACCGGGGCCTCCGGTAGTCCTCGGGATCATACGGCAGCCAATACAGCGCCCCGCCGATCAGCAGCACATAGGCGACCACGACGACGCCCACAAAGGCCAGGAACCATCCAGACATGCCGCGCCTCCAATCCCGACATACGCGCGCCCGCAGGGGCACCAGACATACCCGCCGCGAGCCATCTGCACCAGACGCCCGCAGCCACACTGCACGCTGGTCACTTGTCGACCAGCAGGCGCTCGGCCAGCCAGCGCAGCAGGGCCTTCCAGCTGGGCCGCTTCGGCGGGGGCGTCGGGCCGCCGGTCGTGCTGGTCGGCCCCAGCGGGGGCGGGGCCCCGGCCGCATCGCGCAGCCAGCCGGGCATACGGATCGCAGAATGGTCACTCATCGTCTCATCCTTTCCAGTGCAGCCAGCCGGCCGCGCGCACAGCTACCCAGCGCCACCACGGCAGCGGGTTCCACCGGCCGCCCGGCGATCGCTCCTGCATACAGCGCCTGAACTCGGCATCGGCCTCTGCGCGCGTGATCGGCCGGCCGTCCAGCCGCAGGCCCGTCCGATAATGAATGTCGTGCTCGTCGCAGCAGGATCGATGGATCTGCAGCGTCGGCCCGGAGCAGCCATCGCCGCCCAGCTGCCGCGCGTAGTCCTTCACGCGCTGCCAGTAGCCCACATCCGACGGCGGCACCGTCACCGCTGCGGGCCCCCGACCGTGCCCGCGACGTCGCCGATCAGCTTGGCGCGCAGCCGCAGCGGAATCCCCGCGCTCAGCGCGGCCTCGAGCCGCTGCACGCCCTCAGCCGTCAGGGTCGAGTTATGCGCCAGCAGGTCCAGCCGCTGCGCCAGGGCCTCGACACGGGCCAGCACGTCGGCCAGCGTCGGACCGGCCGGCACCGGCGGGGGCGTCGGGCCGGGGGCGGGCGCCGGGGCGAACGTCGCCGGGTCGACCGCCGGCACCCACGGCCGGCCCGACGGGTCGTTGTGATACGGCACCTCGGCCCACTGCGGCCGCGACTCCGCGCCAGCCGCCTGCAGGATGTCGATCAGCGCGTTGGTCGTGCGGTAGTGCAGGATGTCGTGGGCGATGCGTGTGCCATTCGGCAGCGTCGACGCCTTGCCCTGCGGCTTGGCCGAGACACCCCAGGCTGGATCGGTCTGCGCCAGCCGGTAGGCCACTTCGTTCGTCAGCAGGCCGCACTCGTCGTCCGTCAGCAGCGCGCCGAACTTCGCCCGCACCGCCGCCACCACGTCAGGCCGTGGCTGCATGGTCGCCCTCCTGCGTGGCCGGCGTCATCGTCTCGGCGGCATCGTCCATCTGATACGCGACGGCCGCGTCGAGCCCGGCGGCCTCGTAGACCGCGCGTCGCTTGCCCTGATACTTGCCCCATTCCGTCTCCAGCCCTCGCCTCAGCACGACGCCCTCGAGCTCGATGGCCTTGATCTGCCAGTAGTGCTTTCCGTCCATGTCGCTGTCCCTCCTCGGCCCTGCGGCCGGTTAACTGAGATGCACCGTCGGCCCGACCGCCAGCAGGCCATAGGCCAGCCGCGTCTCGCTGCCGCTATCCGTTCGCTTCAGCTCCCACCAGTAGGACCGCTGGGCAATGCTCGTGTTCGCCGCGCTCAGGCTGACCGTGGCCCGCTGCGTGTTGCTGTTGGGGTTCTGATGGTAGCTGCCGCTGATCACGATCCCGCTGCCGGTCGTCTTCGTCAGCACCGCCGCCGCGTCCGGGTCGCTCAGGTCGTCCTTCAGCATCCAGGACAAGCCCCAGCCGGTGATCTCGCGGATCGTCGTCTCGGTCGTGTCGGTGTAGGTCGTAAACGCCAGGCTCACGTCGCACCCGTAGTCTACATGGATCGTCGTTTGAATCCCGCCCACTGCCGCCCCCTTCGCTGCGATCGACGTGATGCCGGCCGCGTGAATCAACATCGAACCTTCGACCGCTTGTGCCATCAGACGAACTCCATTAAGCGATTCAGCCAGCCGCCCGCGAACACGCGCTGCGATGGGTCACTGAGGAGCCGCGCCAGATGCCGGCCCCGCGCCTGCAGCACCGACCGCCGCAGCGCGTCTGCGCCCTGCACCGCCACCGCCGCCAGCGTCTGCGGCCCGATCGCCCCGTCGACCGTCACGCCGGCCGCCCGCTGCAGCTCCATGATCGCCCGCCGGGGGCCGCTATGCACGCCGTAGTCCACCAGCAGCGCCCGCAGCCGCGGGTCGACGATCTGGTCGAAGCCGGGGGCCTCGACATACTGCCGCTGATAGATCGCCCGCGCCTCGGCCTCCGTCAGCCGCTGCACGTCCTCAGCCGTCACCGGGGCCTTGCGCCAGCCCGCCAGCGTCGCGTGCGTGATGCCGTAATGCGTCGGCCCGCCCCGGTCGTGCGGATGGTCGACATAGCCGCCTTCCCGCCGCAGCACCTCGTCGAGGATCTCGTCGGTCGTCATCGGTCGGCCCACCACTGAATCAGCGTGACCAGCACGACGACGGCACCGGCCACCGTGCCGCCGGCCAGCATGCCCACGCGGCCGGGGCTGCGGTCCTCGAGGATCGCCACCTTGCGCTCCAGCGTCGCCACGCGCCCGTTCTGCACAGCCACCTTGTCGCGCAGCTCGGTCAGCAGCGCGACCACCTGGTTGTGTCGTTCGTCCAGCAGCTGCCAGAACAGATCGTCATCAGGCCGTGGCATCGTCGGCCCCAGTGTCCGGTGCGGGCTGGGCGGGCTGTGCCAGCGTCACCGGCATCCCGGCGAACGCCGACATCTGCGGCAAGAGCGCTTGCATGAATGGTCGCAGCGTGGCCGCGAACTGTTGGGCCGCCTCTGGTGGCGCGGTCAGGGCGCGATGGCCTACCTGCCCGAGCGCGTCATCGACCAGATCGACGCCTGCCTGAAAATGAATGGTGCCGTCTGGTGCGACCGCGATGTATGCCGTGATCCAGTTGCCCGTAATCGCCATGTCCGTCTCCTCAGTGAATCCGCGCTTCGAGCGCGGCGATCTTGCGTTCCAGTCGCTGAATCACCAGATGGTGCATCGCGATCAGCGCATAGTCGCGGTTGCTTTCAATCTGCCCGTCGCCGTCGTAGTTGACCAGCGGATTGAAGCCGTAGCGGTCCAGCGGCAGCGCGGCGAGGTCTTCGGCGATGAAACCGAGTGCGCCGTTCTTCTGGCCCGTGTAGTCCCACCACGACGGCGTGGTCGCGATGAAGGCGTCAAGCTGCGCGTCGGTCACGACAGCCGGCGCGATGTTTTCCTTGAAGCGACGCGACGATGATGTCAGATAGAAGTACGTGTCCGCATTGCGGACAATCGCCGTGCCAGTGCTTGTGCCGCCGTTCGTTGAGGCAAACCCGACGCCAATCGCCCCATTGCCGACCACGGCGTTGCTTGTCATTGTCGCTAGCGTCGTGTTGCCACCTACGAACTGAATCTGGTTGGTCGTGTTTTGGTGGATGTATGTGCCGCCCGTCCCCGCCACGCCGTCGAAGTAGAGGCGCGCGGTTGCGCCGATGGCGATGTTGCCGCCGTTCAGGACGCGGAACCGATCGGTGAAGGTAATGTTGTTGCCAGCCGTGCCAGATGGCGCAGTGGCGAAACTGTGATCGCCCCCCGTGGTCTGCGCGTAATACGTGGCCTCGTCGGTGTGGAGATACTTGTAGTTGGTGCCGTCAAAGTAGCCATTGTTCAGCATGAAGAAAAAACCCATGCCAGACGTATCTGTCCAGATTGATCCTGAGCCGCCGATCTGTAGCACTCGGCGCGTACTCTGCCACGCGCTTGGCGTCACGCCGATCCCGACGTTCCCGTCGTTGAAGATGTAGCCCGATGCGGCCCCGGCGAACGTCAGCGTGTTCGTGCTGTGCGTCAGCGTGACGTCGCCGCTGGCGAAGTTGATCACTGCGCCGGTCGACGGCAGCAGCAGGTCGCCCCCGACAGAGACGTCGCCATCAAATACCGGCGCATCCTTGAAGTACTTGAGATTCTCGACGATGTCGGTATTCCAGATACTTGCCGAGATCAGCGCGCCAGTCGTGCGTGTGGTAGGGGCTGTATATGTCGCCATGATGATCTGCTCCTCTTAGCTGAATGCCAGCCAGGTCGTGTTCCCCAGCTCTGAATATCCCGCGTCGCCCAGCGCCCAATAGGCCTGTGTGTCGGCCGGGGCCAGTGTCCACGTGACGACCGGCGTGCCCGGCGCGGTCACGTCCAGCTGCACCGCCTGAATATAGAAACTGGCAGCCACACCTGTCACGGTTTCCTCGAGGCCAATACGATCGCCCACATCACGAGCCAGAATCTCCGTCTGTAGTGCCGCCGTGCGTGGCGCGACGCGCACACTGCCCACGCTCGACCGATTGAAATATGACAGCTGCGTCGTCACGCCGAGCTCGCTGCTGCCGGCCGTGCCCAGCGCCCAGATCCCGATCTCCTGCGGCCCATACAGGCCCAGCAGATAATCAGCCGTGGCATGCCCGACCGCCGGGTCGGATTGATACGGCAGATCAATCACGGCGACCTGCTCGCCATACTCAGCCGACAGGGCCGCGTCTTCGGCCTCGGCCACCGTCGTCTCGAAGTCGTAGACGCCTTTCCCTCGCACCTGCAGCTTCGTGATGTAGGCGACCTGGCCCGAGTTGTTCGTGATCTCCCACCGCACGCCATTACCGCCGAGGCTAGCCGTCACCGCCATTGATGCGGTGAGATTCGCGCCCGTGCCATCAGCCGCGCTATTCATCAGATAGTCGGTCGTCGCCGCGGGCGTGACCATCTGCGTCCCGCCGACGCGCGAGGCCCGATTGTTCGGATCAGTGTAGGGGCCCAGCAGCGTGATGCTGCCATCCACCGGCACCTCGGTCACTGTCTGCAGCCGATACAGCACGACGGCCGCGCTGTCGACCGTGCGCGGATGCGTGACCACCTGCACGCGCGTCAGCAGCTCATCCCGACTGCTCGTCACCTGCAGCGCCTGCATGTCGTCCTGCAGCGTGACCGAATCCACGGTATTCGTGCGATCGAACCGCGCTTCAAAGACGACCGTGCCGTCGCCCTTCTGGTAGCAGTAGCCCAGCTCCGACAGCGTGACGCGCGCGATCTCCTGCAGCACCGGGTTGGCCCGGTCGTCCCGCGCCGTATCCAGCGCGTAGGCATACGTGTCCGCACCGATGGCGATACTGTCAGCCTCTGGCGCGCGAGGCACATTGCCGATCAGCAGGTTGATAATCTCATCGCTGCGTTTGTTGATCTGCGTGGTCAGGCCGGCCACGGTCGCGCGTGCGGCCTCGTCCATCCAGTCCGTCGACTCAATGATCACGCGACGGGGGCCGTAGCTGCCGGGCTGTGGCGTCACCGTGGCAATGCTGCCGATGTGCTTGACGTGCCACGTGGTCGTCGCCGGGTCTTGGAACTGCACGCGCACGCGAACGCCCAGCGCAAACCCCGGCCGCGCGTTGCCATTGCCGGGCGAATAGTAGCCCAGCCGCTGCGCGCTGTTGCCCTGGCTGTTATTCAGCTCCAGCCGACACGTACCGGCCCCTGCCGTGCGGTCTGTCGGCCCTGCGCCACTGATGCCGTAGGAGATCCGAATGGGGCTCAGCACATCGGCCGTCACGTCGGTCCAGCCGTTGCCGCGCCCCTGCAGCTCGAACTCGACCTTCGGCGTGATCGCAGCCATCAGCCCGCCACCAGCACGGCATCGCGCACCGCGCGGCCGATCATATTGGGCAGCATCGCAAAGTCGGCCCGCAGGCCGGCCACCTCAGCCGCGACCGCGTCCGACATCCCGCCCACGCCCATTGCCTCCGCGAACGCGCCCGCCTGGCCACGTGGCACGACCGCCTCGTCGCCGTGCAGCATGGTCGCCGTCCCGCCGCCGAAGTTGCGGAACCACGAGCCCGTGCGCGCCTTCGTCCCGCGCGCGTAGCCGTCGCCCATGCGGGTCGGGTCGCCCTCCTGCTGCGTGTTGATCGTGATGTCGATCTCGCGCGGCAGGTCGTTCAGCGCCGAACTGACGCGCGTGACGGCGTCGAAAGCCGTCTGCCCCTGCTCCTTCATCTTGCGTTCGATCTCCGCAATCACCGCCGCGCTGGCCTGGGCGCCCTGCTTGCTCGACTTCCACAGCCGTTCCGCGTCCGCCAGGGCCTCCGCCTCGGTGCGCCCCATGGCGATGTAGGCGTCTCGGATCGCGATCACGGTCATCTTCCACGATTCGTTGCCCGCCTCGTTCTTCTGCGTCTGCGTCAGCAGGCCGGCCAGCTGCTTCTCGAAGTCGGCCACCGCCTGCCGTCCGCGCAGCTCCTCCTGCGATGGGCCCCCGAAGATGTTCTTAAAAAACGAGCCGATCTTCTCCGCGACGGGCCCGAACAGCGATCCCAGGCTGGGCAGCAGCGCCGTCACCGCTGCACCGATGCCGAAGGGCAGCGCGGCCGTGATCGCCGGCCCGAACTTCGTTGTAAACGACGCCATGAGGTTATTGCCGATCGTCGTGCCCGCCGCGCCGATCACCGAGCCGCCGCCCTGGATGGCCGACAGGATCGACTGCGGCACGCCCTGCATGAGGTTCGAGAACATCGACACCGACTTCGTGCCGGTGTCGGTGAGCAGCGTCGAGATACCCGTGATCGACGGGGCCAGCACAGCCCCGTTGGCCATCGCCCATTCTTCGGTCGCCTTCTTCGCGGCCGCTGATGCCTTCGCCGACTCGTTGATCGACGTGTAGAGCAGCGTGCCGTCGGCCTCGAGCCCGCGCGCGATGTTCTGCAGCGAGACGCCGGCATCGTCGACCGCCGGCTTTAGCTCGACGAAGTTGCCGGCCAGCGACTTAACCGACTTCGCAAACTTGTCTGTCTCATCCTTCGCGGCCTTCTTCGCCTTCGTGACCTTCTCGACCTTCTCGCTATAGTCGCCGACGATCGGGGCCGCCGCCGCCACCGCGGCCGTGGTCGGCTCGACGGCCTTCTTGCCCATGTCCGCGATCGCCTGCCGCGCCTCCGCGGCCGACTGTCGCATCGACGCGATCGCCTCAGTCGTGATGCCCAGCTTGTCGGCCAGGAAGGGCACCTTCTGCGCCATCTCGCCGATGGCCGCCACGCCATCCAGCACGGTCGCCTTCCACGCCAGCAGGTTTGCCCGCAGGAAGTCGAAGCCCTTCGCCACGTACTGCGCGGCCTGCCCCAGCACGCGACCCAGCAAGTCGGCCAGCAGCTCGATCGCCGGGGCCAGCGGCCCCAGCACCTGCCCGATCAGGCCGAGCCCGGCATTCGCCAGGCGGCCGAGGGCATCGCCGGCCGCGTCCCCGCCGGCGACCGTCTCTTCGCTGAGGATCGCACCGCTGGTTTCGGCCTGCTTGGCCAGCTCGGCCAGGTTCCCCGTGAACGCCGGCAGCAGCTCCGCGCCAGACTTGCCGAAGATTTTCAGCGCGATCGTGCTGCGCTCCATCGGGTTTTGAATCTGCGCGATGGCGTCGCCGATCGTGGTGAAAGCCTGATCGGGCGACATCTTCAGCAGGTCGGCCGTCGATAGATTCAGCGCCTGAAGGCCCGCAACCGCGCTCTTGTCGCCGGTGACCAGAGCCTTCGACATCTTGGTCACCGCGCCACTGACCTGGTCGAGGCTGATGCCGGCCTGCTCCGTCACATAGCCCAGCGTCTGCAGCGCCGTCGTGCCTATCCCGGTCTTCGCCGACAGGTCGGTCAGATTGCCGGTCAGGTCGAGCAGCTTTTTCCCGGCCGCGACGATCGTGCCAGCGATGGCGATCGGGCCCAGTGCGGTCATCAGCGACGCCCCGACCGCCTTGATCGGGCCGGGCAGGGCCGAGAACAGGCCTTCGGTCGTCTTCGTCGCGTCGTTCAGCTTGACGATCTCGGCCGGCGCCTCCACGCCCAGCGCGCGCATCTTGGCAATGGCCTCGCCCGTCGTGCGATTCACGCGCGCCATTTCGGCCTCGGTCAGCTTCGACGCCCCGCCGATCTCCTGCACCGCCAGCGCGGCCGCCGTCGCCTCGCGGATGATGCGCTCGCCGCTGAAGGAATTCCCGACGCGCGTGACCGTGCTGGCCGTCACGCCGGCCGCCTGGCCGATCTTGTCGAGCGATCCCTGCGCGGCTTGGGCCTTCGCCATGAAGTCGCTGAAGTCAGCTCGGAATGTCGCTACGACTGCCACAGGCGGCCCCCCGGTGATCGTTCGTTTTGCTCGTCGCGCAGCTGCTCGACCAGCACGTCATAAACCGTCAGCGGCAGGGCCTCGAAGTCCTGCCACGTCCAGCGCATCAGTCGGCAGATGCCGAGCCCGGCGCGGATGTAGTCACGATAGGGTTTTCCCCGCGTGACGCCTCCTGCGCCTCAATATGTGCCCGCACCGCCGACTCGATGCGATCCCAGGCCGGCTTCGCCAGACTGTCGACCGCCGCCGGCGTGAAGGGCACGACGCGCCCGCCGCCGTCCGTCAGGTTCCAGTCGACGATGTAGGCCACCGTGTTTGCCTTCCAGATGGCCGCCAGATCGGGCTCGACCGTGCCATTGGCGCGCACGCTCTTGACCAGCGACTGCTGCACCGCCATCGACTCGCCCACGGTCAGCTCGCGCTTGACTGTCACCGTGTAGCCGTCGCCCAGGTCAAGATCGACCGTCGCCGGCGTGACAAACCATCGGATACTCTGCGGCTTCTTGCGTGTCATCGTCGCCCCTTCGGCTGTTGTGGCCCCAGCGTCACCGACAGCTGCGAGCCGTTCACGGTCAAACCTTCCACCGGATAGATCAGCGTCTGCCGCCCCACGTGCAGCAGGGCCGTCAGCGGCTCCTGCCCCATGCGGTAGGCATCCTGCGTGACCAGCTCGGCCTCGAGGGTCGCGCCGGTCGGATGCGTGTGGAGACGCCACGGGCCGAACACACAGGCGGGCAGATACGCCCACCGCAGCTCACCCGTGACGCCTCGCACCTGCATCATGTGCCGTCTTACGCGCGCGTGACCGCGCCGTTGAACACGAGGTTGCCGCTGATGCTGACCGCCCCGCCGACGCTATCCTCGACCGTCACCGACGTGGGCCACGCCTGGCCGGCCCAGTACTTCGTCGGGGCGCTGGCCGACGGGTACAGGTAGCACGCCACCGTGCCGCTGGCCTGCGCCTGATCGAACGCATCGAAGGGAACATCCGCATCGTCTGCGAAGAAACCGCTAAAGCTGGCATTCGCCGACTTGATCCCCATCACAAACGTCGACCAGCTGTCGCCCAGGCTGGTCACGTCGGCCGTGGCCTGCTCGATGTTGATCGTCCACTGCGTCAAATTCGCCACCGACGACGCCGCACCGGCATTCGTCGCGGCCAGATACAGGACGCCCCCGCGTCCGTGGTACTTCGGCATGGTTATTCTCCTCCGCGCGTCCAGCGCGCTAAATCCGTCATCATCTGCTGCGCGCGTGCGTGCCAGTTGGCCCCGGCCACCCTGGCCCGCGCCTGCGTCGCACACGCCTGACGCCTCAGCGGGTCAGCCAGCAGCGCCCGAATCAGCGCGCCGGCCTCCGCGGGCGTCGTGAACGTCGGCACCGATGCGCCGAACCATTCGGCCACCTCTGCCCGGTGATCCGTGATCACACAGCAGCCGGCAGCGGTCATCTCGACGATTCGCGGGTTCACTGATTCTGCCACATGGCCCGCGTGTGGCTTGCGGAAAAAGTTGATCGTCACGGCCGCCGTTTTCGCCAGCCGCACCAGCTCCGCATTGGGCACCAGCCCGCCCTTGATGTAGGCCTGCAGCGGGCTCGACTTGGGGATCAGCTCAGTCGTGCCGTGCAAGTGCAGGTCGATCCCCGTCCAGTCGATCGCCTCGAACCACGCGATCCGCTCCGCGAAGTAACTGCCGCAGAACAGCACGTCACACGGCTGCACGGGGGCCGCCGTGGCGCTGTCATGCACGCCCGGCCGCCACGCATGCGGCAGGTAGGCCGCCCGCGGGTTCACCGCGCGGAACGCCTCGAGGGCCGCGCGCTCGTGCGTCCAGACGCCGTCGACCAGGGCCGCCAGCCGCAGCTCGTCGTCGATGTCATAGGGCGTCTCGGTGCAGAGCATCCAGACGCGCAGCCCGGCCCGCTTCGCCAGCGCGATCTTCTCAGGCGGCAGGAACATCGCCGACACCACGACCAGATCGGTGCAGTGCTTTTCCAGCGCCCGCTCGATCAGGCCCGTCGTCGCCATGTGCAGCGTGTCGGCAGCCGACGGCTTCGGCCAGTGCTGGCCCTGCTTCTCGCGTCGCTGCTTGCGCCAGAGGTAGTGCAGGAAGCTGTGCCAGCGCTCGATGCGTCCATCCAGCCGCCACTCGACCACCTGCGCGCCCTGCGCCCGCAGGCCTTCCACGACCGCCGTATAGACGTCGTGCGTGGCCCACGACGCGCCCGGATGGCAAACGAGGATCTTCATGCCGTCGGCTCCACGATCACGCGATACAGGCCGCCGCGATGCTGATACCGCAGATCCCGGTCTTCGTCGATCTCGACCGTGGCGATCCGCTCTTCGCGCTGCATCAGGGTCAGATTGTAGCCGGTCGGCGACATCGTGCCATTCTGCAGCAGCGTCTGGATGCGGTCGGCGCAGGTCTGCACGGCCGCTGCCGTCATGCTTTGCTGCACCGCCTTGACCAGATACAGGAACGACTCGAACGCTTCCTGCCGGCGCAGCAGATACTGGTCCTCGTGCGTCATCTGCTGCACGATGATAAACGGCTCCTGCACGCCCTGCGGGGCCACTTCCCGATAGACGCCGCCAGGGGCCGCGGCCATCAGCGTGGCGTCGCCGGTCAGCTTGGCGATCAGGGCCGTGTCGACCGCCTGACTACTGGCCAACGGTGCCTCCCGTAATCGTCGCGCCGGTCACGCGCTGCACCATCCGCAGCAGATCGGCGTAGAAGTCACGGCGCACGCGGGCCGCGACTTCGCCCATGACCGGCCGGGCCGGCTGCCGGCGTGTGCCGTACTCGTAGAGGTGCGCGTGCGGAGCCGTGCTTTTCACGATCGACAGCACGCGATGCCCGTCGCCCTTCACGCGCACGATCCGCACGCCCTTCCGAAGGTTGCCCGTCGGCCCCTGCGGATACGCCGCTTTGACCTCCTCGACCGCGCGCGTCGCGGCCTCGTCGGCCAGCCGCTGCCCGTCGTCCGTGCAGGCCTCAGCGAAGCCGGCCACCAGCTTCTTGAGATCGTCGAGGCCCTGCAGCTCCAGCGTGGTCGCCGCCATCAGATCCGCTCCTCGCACGCCAGCACCAGCCACTTGTCGCGCTCTTGAATGTTCTGCATCCCGCGCACATTGAACGTGCGCCCGTCATACGTCAGGCGGCTGCGCGTGCCGACGCCGGCGTGCCAGCGCATCGTCACAATGTGCGAGATCGGGGCCTCGATGGTATTGCCCACCAGCCGCTCGATGTTGCTGGCCGTGGCGACGTCGATCCGCGCCCACACCGGAGACGGGCTCGCCGCCACCCAGGCATCCGTATAGCCGCCGTCGCCGTCTGCCGTGCGCGTCGGGTTGGCAATCGCTACACGGTGCCGCATCTGGCCGATCGCTGTCATGCCGCCTCGATCAGCCGATAGGGGCCAAGCAGTCGATCGACCGTAAAGCGTGTGCCCTGCACCATCGTACCCGTGATGGTTTCCTGCCGCTGCTCATACAGGTCGCCCAGCAGCAGATAGATCGCCGACTTGATGCCGTCAGGCACCTGCGGGGCCGAGCCGTAGCCCACGACCGCGCGCACCGTGACGGGGCGATCGGGTTGCGTCGACAGGGTCGGCAGCGTGACGCCGTCCGCAATTTCAATCGTGCCGCGGCCCGCCCTCGGGCCGGCCTGCGCGCGCACGACATACTGGCTGGCCGCCAGCGTCTGCGTCACCTGGTCTTCGTCGATGTAGCTGATCGTGGTGATCGACTGCAGCGGAGCATATGGCACCACCAGCGCATCCCCGATGATCGGCCAGCCCGCATACCGGAAATCGAGCGTCTGCGTGCAGAGGGCCCGTCGCGTGTAGGTTTCCACCCATTCGCGCGCCGACACCTGCATGGCCGAGATCAGCGTGTCATCGCTGGCGTGGTCGACGCGCAGAAACTGCTTGCACTCCGACAGCGTGAGCGGCTCGACCGCCGGGCCAGTCACCAGCGACGCGATCGGCTGTCGTCGCCAGCTCATGCCGCCACCTCAGGCACCCGCCGCTTGCGCTGCGGGGCCGCAACGATGGCCTGCTGATACGGGGCCTGCCGCGTCTCTGTGACGCGCTCCGCGGCTCCCTGCGCGATCAGCGCGGCCTCGAGGCCCGCCGGCAGCGCGCAGACTTCGCCCGCGGCCAGTCGGCCGAAGTCAGACAGTCGGATCTCGGTCAGCAGTCGCACCATGTCAGGGCCTCGCGGAAGGGCTGCGGGGCCGCTGCCGTCATGACAGCAGCCCCGGCAGTGTGTGACTAGGCCAGCGTGCTGTCGCCGGTCGGGGCGACGTGCGGCAGCTGCTGCACGGCCACGGCCGAGAACGCCGCGACCGCGGTGCCGGTTTCGGTCGCCACCAAGCGCGCGTAGCGCTTGCCGCCCGCGTAGCCCATCAGGCCGACCTTGTTGGCGTCGCCGGTCGCGTCGATAACGATGTTGCTGCCGAGCAGCCCCGTCGCCGCCGTGACCGTCGCCCCGTCGCTCAGATCCGATGCGTCACCGGCCTGAATCGTCAGCGTGAAATAGTTGCTGCTGTCGGCCGTGGTGACGCCGGCCACCTGCACCACGAACGTGCAGGCGTCGAAGCCCTGCATGTCGATGATGTTGGTGCCGTTCGCCGTGGCCGACCGATCAGCGTAATTGAACGCCGAGGTGACCTTCGTCTGGTTCAGTGAATCGCGCATGATGTCGTCGTCTCCTTTACGCCGAGAACTTCAGGAACTTGATCGCGTCGAAGTCGACGACGCCGCCGCCCACACGACGGGTTGCGTGGAAGGTAATGTAGGGGTTGTGCGAGAAGGGGTCACGCAGCACCGACAGGCCGAGCCGGTCGACGACCATGTACCCGTTGCCGAAGTTGCCGAACGCGATCGACAGCGAATCGGCACCGACCGCCGGCATGTCCTCGGCCTCGGCCACGTTGTAGCCGAGCAGCACCGACGGATTGCCGGCCTGGGTCGAGGGCTGCCAGATGTAGTCCCCGCCGCTGGTCTTCAGCACGCGCACGGCTGCGAGCGTCGCCTTCGACATCATAAACACAGCGCCCTGCCGATAGCCGGACTTCAGCTTGCCGGTCAGGTCGATCAGCTTGTCGACGCCGTTGGCATTGCTGCCGAAGCCGCCAGACGTGCCAGTCGTGACGTGCTCCAGCTGGCCCCACGCGCGGGAGCTGTCGGCCGTGGCGGCCGTGGTGTAGGTCGTGATTCCGCGCGGGCGGCCGACGCCGCTGCCGGTGATGAATGCGGTCTGCTCGCTCAGGGCGAAATCACGGGCGATGCTGTCCGAGAGCCACTGCTCAACGTTGACGGCCGCGTCCTCCAGCATGTTGGGCCCGATGCGAGGGCTCGACCGCTGGTTGTTGACCTCAATGCGGTACTTCTTCAGCGTCGGCGTGGTCGGGTCACTGCTGGCCGTCACTTCGTCGAGCCAGGACACCGACAGCTGACCATACGACACCACACCCTCGACGGCATTGCCGCTGATGGTCTGAATGCGCGCGACCTGACGCATGGGCGAGCCGTCGAAGAGCCGCTGCACCAGCGGGCCGACGACCGACTCGGGCACCAGATAGCCGCCATTCTCGTTGTCCGAGACGCGCATGCCCTTCGCCTGCGGAGCTGCATCACCGCGACGCAGCCACGCGCCGAACGCCGCCTTCTGCTCGTCGGGCTGACCGCTGGTCGGGGCCACCGACGCGCGCGTAATCGCCGCTTCGGTCGCCTTCAGCCGCTCGGCCAGCTGGTCGAGATCGGCGTTGATCTGGTCAATCTTCACCAGGTGATCGCCCTGGCCCTGCTTCTCCTCGATCGCCTTCAGGCGGGCATCGTTCGCGGTCTTCAGTGCCTCGAACGCGGCCGCCTGAGCGTCGAGCACCTGCTTCACGTTGTCCATGCTCGTCTCCTACGGATTGAACCGCCGGCACAATGCCGCGGCCTCGTCTGCTGTCAGATCCGGTGCGCCTGCCTCACGCAGCGCCCGCATGCCCGCCGTCGCCACAGCCTTCGCCTCGGACCGTGAGAAGCCTGCCTCACGCAGGATGCGCTCCAGTCCTCGGTAGCTGCCGCTTCGGGCGTCCTTCACGGCCGCGACACGCGCGTCCGTATTCGCGGGGAACGTCACCAGCGACGTCTCCCACAATTCGATCTCGGTCAGCTGCCGCAGATCCGCGTCACGGTCATACCGCTCGCCGATCACGCTGTAGCCGATCGACAGCCCAGACAGCGCGCCCATCTTCAGCAGGGCATAGGCCTCGCGGCCCAGCTGCGTGTCGGCCAGCTCGCCGACGACGTGCAGCCCGCGCGCGTCCTCGCGCATCGACCGCCACACGCCGATCACCTGGGACGGGTCGTGCTGCCACAGCATGGCCGGCATACGGCCCGATCCTTCGGCCTTGCGGATCGTGTCGGCGAACGCGCCCGGCATCACGACGTCGCCGTAACTGTCGACCACACCGAACACAGAGCCGTAGCCCTCGAACGTGCGATCCGCGTCCAGCGCCTTATAGCTGCAGGCCACCGCCTTGATCTCGCGGCCGGCCGATGTGGCGCTGCGCGCCCCGTCGAGTGCGTCGTCGATTCGCATCATCTCCTCGCGCTTTCGTGTCGACCAGCTCTGGCCCGGATCGCCGCCCCACAGCGCCCATGCGATGCGGCCGGCCGACGGATAACCGTCCTCGTCGGGCTCGAACCCTTCGCCGTCCTTGTCGACTTCATGCCGGGCGAAATAGGCATACATGTCGACGACCTTGCCCGGCGATAGCTCGTCCTCCGTCAGGATCGCGCGGGCCTTCGCCACGCCGACCGCCGTGCCGCCCCGGCCGTATTCCTCGCGCCAGTCAAGCCCGCGCTGCGCTTCCTCGCGCATGCCGTCGGTCGGCTGCAGATCGATCGGCTCGCCGCGATACGTCGCCACTACTGGCCGCCCTCGCGCGGCTGACCGATCGGCTGCATGTTCAGCGGCTCGAGGTAGTCATCGCCGCCCGGCACCTCGTCGAGGTTCTCAAGCCTGCGAATGTCGTTGATCGACAGGAAGCCCGCCTGCCGGCCGACCATGTAGGCCTGATATCGGCTGGCGATGTCGCCGCGCAGGAGGCCATCCAGCTGGAACTCGAAGAAATACGTACGCCGCTGCTGCGCCGAGTCCGACAGCAGGCTGGCATGCAGCACCTGCTCGAACAGCACCGCCCACGGTCGGATGCAGTGCTGCACGAACTCGATCGATTGGTGTTCGATGTTCGCGAATGTCGAACGCTCCAGATCGCCGATCAGGTGCGCCGGCACCCGGAACGCCGCCGCGATCTCCGTGCGCGTGAACTTCCGCGTTTCCAGCAGCTGCAGGTCTTCGTTGGTCATGCTGATCTTGTCGACCTGCATGCCCTCCTCGAGGACCGCGACTCGGCCCGCCTTGCGCGCGCCCCCGTAGGCCGCCTGCCAGGATTCCTTCAGCCGGGCCGCGGCCTCCTCGTCCAGCACCTGCGGATGCCGCAGCACGAGACCGGGCGTGGCGTCGTTCTCCAGCAGCGTGCGTCCGTAGACCTGCGCGCTGTGTGCCGTGTCGATGATGTCGGCCGCATCTTGAATCAGCGACCGCCCCATCAGGCCAGACGTCGACAGGCCGCGCAGGTGCAGCACCTTCGGATGGTCGCCGGCGAACGCCTGCCGATACTCGCGCGTCCCGCCCTCGGCCAGCGTGTAGCGATACACCGGCCCATACGCCCCGCGCTGAACGTCCATGCGCGACGGGTCAAGAATGTTCAGCTCGCGCACGAAGCCGTCGACGCGCACGATCTCGGCGTAGGCATTGCCGTGCAGCAGCACGTGCGCCATCATCTGCTCGCGCCATTCGGCGCTCGTCTGGAAGGGGTTGGGTTTCCATCGCAGCAGCTCGGCCAGCGGGTCGTTGTCCTGCCGCTGCTTGCCTGACGCCGTGCGCTTGTACAGCAGCAGCGGCAGCGTGCCGATCGTCTGCGCGATTACGTTGACGCAGGCCAGCACGGTCGACACCTTCAGCGCGTCGTCCTCGCCGACTTTGCCCGTACGCAGGAAGTCCGAGACCAGCTGCTGCAGGGCCGTCGACTTCGCCCGCCTGGGGGCCGGTACCGCGCCGATCAGGCGCTCAAGAATAGTAGGCACGCGCGTCTCGTGCCGTCGACGCGGATCGCATCGATCGGCACGGCGTCAGTATGTCGACGCGCGCGCGTGATGTGCTACAGGTCGTTGCCGTTGCTGCCGCTGGTTTCTGCTCGCTTCCCCGGATCGACGTCGTCACGTCGCACGAACACACGCCGCGCGGCCGGCGAGGCCTTCGTCGACTGCACCGCGCCCTTGTCGATCCAGTTGCGGATCGTCCGCTTTGTCACCCGCGCGAGGCTCGCGGCCTCATCCATCGTGATCCACTGCATCGGCTCCTCCTACAGAATGATCAGGCCACGCTCGCGCGGGCCTTTCGGTCTTGGCGCCAGCTGCGGCAGGCGTGACAGCG